GAAGTTATGTGGGCTCTGTGATCCTGACCAGGGAAAGCTTGGAAAGGCTTACCAGCTAAAGCCATAATGTTTTCTAACGCAGGATCCATCGGAGTTGGTGGCTGCGGTTTAATTAATAATAGATCAATATCTTTTACGCCTAAAGCCTCGTACATATTTCTGTATGCTTGATACATATTATGTATTTGTGGATTTGACGTTGCCAGTTGCAACTCTGTTTGCGCGAGGGAGATACGCTGAGTTTGTGAAAAGATGTTGGGATCTGCAACTGGCACTATATCTACTCTATCATCAAAGTCTTGTTGTTTAATCATCCTTTGACCCCCAACTACGTCGTATGGATATTCCGGAGGTAGATATAACTTGAATACTCTTGCTAACATTTTAAATTCTTGTTTTAACGAAGAGTAAATTCTTTTGTGAATAGCTGACATTGTTCTGCTTCCTCTTTCAAGTAAAGCAACAGTTGTACCTACAGCAGCACCTTGGTTGCCATCACCAACTTGTAAGTCAGCAATGGATGCAAATCTTTGACCTGCTTGTACAACAATACCCATTAAGTTTAATAAAGTTGCAGATGGTTCTTTGAATGGCAACATCATAAATGAATCTTTTAAGTTACCACCCGGTGCATCTACATCTCTAAACTCACCAGGTTGAATTGATTGCGCGTCATCTCTAATTCTAATGCCACGCATTTTGAATCCTGCGGGTAAGTTGGAGAGCGTACCCGCATCCAATAATTGACGAAGAGCTGCAGTTGCAGTTCTAGACAGACCACCAATCATATGGATGAGACCGAACCCATAGAAACCTAGTCCAGGTAAAAATTTAAAGTGAACAAAGTAATCTATTTTATTTTTGTCCGGATCTCCAATTTCGTAATTTCGTCTAATAGATAAAATTTTTCTAGTAGCTAATTCTATTGTAACAATGTATGGAATTTTTATTCCTGATTGCTCACCTGTTTCAGGATCTTGATCTTCAAATCCTTCCAAGTCTAAATTTACGTGACACTCAATTAAAGTATAAATATCGTCGTCTTGTGTTTTTTTAGTTCCTTCTAATTCTCTCTCTTTTTTCTCAACATCGTTTTCTTGATAGCCAGGTGTGCCTAACTCTATATCTAAATAAAAACCATTTACTTGTTGTTTTCTTAAATCATTTTTTGACATTTTAATCCGGTGAATGACTGCCTCTGCATCAGCCAATGAGGTAGCCGAATAAGGGACAATCAAATCATCTGCCGGAACAAACTTTGACGTAGCTCTTTTTTCTAGTTCATCGTAATAAACTTTTTTAAACGCTGAACCTGCAAGAGGGAGGTAAAAGAGCAGTGAGTCAAAGTCCGGCTCATAGTCTGACATTTTTTCCATGAGCTCGTAATTCATGTAATCTTTAACACGTTCTGCTTGTTGTGTTTTTTCTGGACTTGGTGCACCAACGACTTGCGTTCTGACCGGTCCGTTTGCTGGTAATAATTCTTTATAAGCTAATGCTTGAAACTGTGTAACTGCTTCTGCTAACACTGGGTGAGTTGCACCTGAAGCTCCTTGAAATGGTTCTGTTCGCATATCGTATTTGAAACCAAGTAAGTCTAAACCTTTTGTATAACTTTGTTCCCAATCTTTTCTTGATGCGTTATAGTCATTATATTTTTGAGTTAAGTTAGAACCTAACTCGTCTAATACTTCGTCTGGTAAAAATTCTGCTAAGTTTGCGTAGTGCTCGTCGCCACCTTCTGGTGATGCTGCGTTAGGATCAAAGTCAACTGTAACCGATCCATCTTCTCCTTCTTCTATTTCAACGGGTCCTGGTGTGTCTTGTGCTTCTGTTACTTCTTGTTCAATAGCTTCTTCTATTTGTTCCTGACCTGGAATATTAACGCTGCTTCTTGGACCTTGCGTCAAGGACTTGTCTATTTTGTCTGCCATTTATTTTCTCCAATTTGACTGTTCTAACAGTATTATAATTAATATTCAACCCCTGAGGTGTTGGACCTGATTTAGGTGGCAACAGATGGGTTTTAGGGTAGCTTGATGTTTTTGATTTGGTCATTGTATTTTCCGAATGTTGATTTTCCTATTTCTTCAAAATCGTCGTCTAATTTAGCTAAAGTAATAGCGTTCTGTTGCTCAGAGTATCCAGGTACATTTCTTCTCTTCCAGTTATCAATAGCTGTTTCTGGATCTCCCGATTCGAAAGCCATAGCCTTATCAAGTAAGTTTAATTCTATATCTTGTTCTGCAGCTTTAGTAATTGCACTTTTAACAGCGTTTGCTCCAAAAGCATAACCCACAGGTTTAATAACTTTACCAACACCTTTTAAAACTTTACCAGTTCCTGAAAGTATTTTATCTGCTGTTGTTACACCAGGTATTGTTTTTGCTTTTTCAATTGCTGATATTTTTCTTTCAAAGTCTTTTCTTTGTTTTCCCGTCATATCTTTATAAATTTTGTTTTCACCTTCAATACCAGCAAAAGACATTTTATAATTACCTGCTTTTGGTTTAAACTCACCTGTATCTGGATCTACTTGAAAATATCCTATTTGACCTTTGAATTCTTTTCCTAAATCATTAACAGCATTTAAAACATTCTTTTTTGCTTTAGCATTTAATTCTACTATTTTCTTTTTATAACCATCAGGTTTTTCTAAAATTAATTTTTCTTGTTCTTCTGCAATCGCTTGACCTATTCTGTTATATCCTACTAATGCTCTGTTCATTTTTGCATCTATAACAAAAGTTGTTTGTGTTCCAGGTTTTGCAGATTCAATTAATGGATATACGTGACTAAATTGTTTTCCTGTTTGACCAGATCCTTTAACTGAAATACTACTACCTTGTGTTTTTTTTATTTTCTCATCTCTTTTTATGTTTTCTATATTTGCAGGTTTTTTCTTTTTTTTACCGAAGTTTTTAAACTCTAAAGTTTTTCTTTCTGTTTCTTTTCTAGTTAATACTCCTTCGTTTATAAAATCTTTTCTTGTGTAATCTTTATATTTAGGATCATTAATAATAGCTTGTACCTCTTCGTCTGGTCTCATGATGAATTGATTTTTTTGTAATGGATTTAAATAATCATATTTTTTAGTTCCCTCTGAAAATCCTGCTCGTCCACCATCTGCAAAAAGGCTTTTTACTTTTGCTACAAATTTTTCTTTTAACTCGTCTCTTTTAAATTTCTTTTTATAATCTTTAACAGCCATTCCATACGCTTTGTCAAAATATTTTTGATCTTCTTTAGATACATTACGATAAGTAGGAGGTGTGAGCTCTTGCTCTAACTCAGGGAAAAATTCTTTATCTAAGTATCTTACAAATATTTCTTCATCTAAACCATATTGATCTATTATTTTACTAAACTCAGGATTCATTAAAACTCTGTGTCTAGCTTCGTGAAGCATAGTTGATATCTTATCTAGATCTCCAGGCTCACTTCCCGTTTGAACAGGTTCTGTAAATAAGCCCACTGGAAACTGACCCTTTTCTATTTTTCTTTCAAAAGTAGATTCTGGCGATAGTATTTGATCTAGTCCTCTTTTCTTAGCGTATCTTTTAAACCTATCTAAGTCTGATGTTTTCACTTGAACACCTCTGTAATTGTACTCACCTGATCTATCCATTGCTGGATAAGTAATATCATCGGGATTAAAAAATTTTTTAGCCGCTGGATCTCTTTCTATAATTTTTTGTAGACTAGCGTAATATTCATCATCAGCTATTTTTCTTTGTTCGTCTTTACTACCTTCTGAAAAATTTACTCTATCATAAGCATCAATCTGATCTCTAATTTTATCTTTGTCTTGTTGAAGTTGATCATAGATTCCTGATGCCTGATCCTTGGTGATTTGATTTTTTTCTAAAGCTTCTTGGATAAAATAATCTAGCAACCGGAGTCTGGATTCAGGGCTTATGCCTTTTGAAACTTCTTTTAGTGTTCTAAGTTTATCAGCAAAAGTTCGTTCAGGTTTTGGTTCGGGTGTACCGTTAGCGAATTTTTCTCGCCTAACCATCCATGCGTAGGCTTCGTTGTAATGATGGAGTTTCAATTTAAACTCCTAAGATACCTGGTAATCCTCCAGCTCTAACACCCATTCTTGCGCTGCCTAATTCCATTCTTAAGAAGTCATCTATTTCCATGATTGGCATTCCGGGTCTTTGTTCGTTCATGTCGTATTTGTACTGTTCATACATCATAATCTCGTCATCAGTATATGGGCCAGATGCCATTTTCATTTCTGATCTGCTTCCTCTATCAGAAGTTTTTTTAAAATAAAATTCTTTTAGTTCATCAATGCTATTTGGTTTTCTTCCATTTTCTTTGATAAATTCCATTACAATTTCTTCCATTGTAACTGTGGGATCAATAGTTCTTGTTGAGGCTTGCATGATGCCTTCGTTTTCCATAGGTCTACCTTTTGTTAAATCTTCCGTTCGGATTTCCTTGATTTTTATATTATTCCTTTTTATGTAGTCAGTCAAGGATTCTCCTTTCAAAACTCCTACACCAGATTCGTAAGCGTCAATAATGTCTGCGTATGATTCTTCTTCCATTAGTAGTACGTCCTCTGTTTTTTAATCGTTGGTTCTTCTATATAATCTTCAGGGTGAGAAATCAACCCACCTTGTCTGAATCTCATTAACGCTTGGGTCATGGAATCGACTAAATCGTCATGATCTCCGTAAGGGAAAGCAGCACATTCTTCGATAACTTCCTGTGCAAATTCCATTTCTTTGGGCGCCCATATCAGTCCCGACTCAAAGAGCGGTGACACTGCGTTTACTCTAGTATGCTTATCGTTGCCTTTACTAGGTGTAAAATTTATAACAGGTATCCCCATCTTACGCAACTCATAAGTTAGTGGCA